CAATTCTTATTGGTGAACCTAAAGAAATGATGTTGTATTATCGTGACGAGAGCCTTGCAAACATTCGAGCATCTGACATCGCGACTCTATCAGACTCTAAATTGACTGAAATTGCTATCGCGCAACGAGAAGCGATTTATCGCAATCATCCGCTCAATAAAGAAGTCACACGTCAAGAATTAAATGCAGTACTAAATGCATAATTTCTTGTTTACTTTACACAAAAACAATATATAATATATCAAAGGAAAAATAAACTATGTCATCTGTACTTGAAAAATTAAAAAAGAATTGCAGAATTAAAGAAGCTGATGTCCTTGCTGACAGCGACTTTTATTCTGAAAAAGACGTTACATCTACATCTGTGCCAATGGTCAACGTTGCTCTAAGTGGCAGTATTGATGGTGGTCTGACGAGTGGTCTTACTGTACTTGCCGGCCCATCAAAGCACTTTAAGACGAGCTTTGCATTGCTTATGGCAGGTGCATACCTTAAAAAACATACCGACGCGTGCCTTATGTTTTATGACAGCGAATTTGGTTCTCCTCAGCAATACTTTGAAAGCTTTGGAATTGACACTTCACGAGTGCTGCATATTCCAATTAAAAACATTGAAGAACTTAAGTTTGATATTGTTAATCAACTTGAGCAGATGGATCGCAAAGATAAAGTAATTATTGTTATTGACAGTGTTGGTAATCTTGCAAGTAAGAAGGAATTGGAAGATGCGATGAATGAAAAGAGTGTTGCTGACATGACTCGTGCAAAGAGTCTTAAAGGATTGTTTCGTATGGTAACCCCCTACCTTACTATGAAAAACATTCCGCTCCTCGCAATTAACCATACCTATCAAACTCAGGAAATGTTTAGCAAGGCAGTTGTGAGTGGCGGTACTGGAATTACATACAGCGCTGACAACATCTGGATTCTTGGCCGTCAACAAGACAAAGAAGGCACTGAGATTCAAGGCTATCACTTTATCATCAATGTTGAAAAGAGTCGCTTCGTCAAAGAAAAGAGCAAGATTCCTATTAGTGTAAGTTGGGAAGGTGGAGTCCAAAAATGGAGTGGACTGCTTGATATTGCTCTTGAGGGCGGATTTGTAATCAAGCCTAAAAACGGTTGGTATACTGCATACGACCCAGCGACAAAAACAGAATTGACTGGAAACCTTCGTGCAGCACAAACGTTGACCAAAGAATTTTGGGAGACTATCTTTACAAAGACTGCATTCGCTTCTTATATCAAACAAAAGTATACAATTGGTCTGCGAGACATGATTGATGGCGGCTCAGACCCAATTGTAGAAAACGAAGAAGTCTGATATGAAGACTTTGGCGGACTATATACTTCTATTAAAAGGCGCAATGCCACTTGATATGTGCGAGGCATTGATTGCGAGATATGATTCAATATCAAAAAATGATCCTTTAAAGGTACATCGTAAAAATAAAATCCTTGATTTTGAAGAGATTAACATGCTTGATCATCCTGGATTTGAAGAGTTTAGGGTTCCAATGATGACGTTGATGAGAGCAGTCAATAAACACTATCTTGAAAAAACGTGTAATATTTTAAAGGATCGTTTACCGTGTTATGAACCTCTACAAGATTTTGAGGCGCCACGAATAAAACGTTATGAGCCTGGAACTGGGCTCTTTGATTGGCACACTGATCATTGTGATGTTCCATCAAGTAAACGTGCAGTTGTAATGTTTTGGTATCTTAACGACGTTGCAGAAGGGGGTGAAACGTTATTTGATATTGGCACAGAAATTGCAATAAAACCTGAAGCTGGTAATGTGCTCTGTTTTCCACCTTATTATATGTATCCTCATAAGGGTGCAACTCCAATCTCTAACCCAAAGTATGTAATTTCATCATATGTCTGGCTTCCACAAAAGTATGGAAATTCTTGCGATTAAAATTTATGCCGAGCGAAATATCTGACTATATATTTGTAGATGACCCTGCAAATGACAAAGTGTATGCAATACAACTTGTTAGTGGGCCGTATGTAGATACCATCTATAAGTATGCAAATATAAAAATAAATGAAGACACAGAAAAAGAAATGTGTACATTATCGTATGCATATAATATAATGTCTACTCCAACTGGATGCGATAAAGAAACATTGCATTCTGATGCAGATTTTAAAAACTATATCGGAGACGTATTATCTGATATACTTTCAAACCAAGAATATAAAATAGGAAACCATGGAGAATAATCTTCAAGACATCATAATTAAAAATCTAGTCAATAACGAAGCATTTTGTCGTAAAACCCTACCACACCTAAAACCAGAATATTTTGAAGGACATCATAAGGCGATATATGGTCTTATATTGCAGTTTATAACAAAGTATAATAAACTCCCAAATTCATCATCGTTAGCAATTGAATTTCAGCAGTCCGAACATACTCGTCGTACAGACGCAGGCGCAATTGCACAATCAATCTCAACGTTAAATGAAAATTTTTCAGTTGAGCATGAATGGTTACTTGTTCAAACTGAAAAGTGGTGTAAAGATCGAGCAGTTCATCTTGCTATTATTGAAGCAGTTTCTATTATTGATGGCAAGTCTCCTGACAAAGCAGAAGGAGCAATTCCAAGTATACTTAGTAAGGCGCTAAGCGTAACATTTGATACAAACGTTGGGCATGATTATCTTGAAAACGTAGATGGTCGCTATGAGTTTTATCACAAGACAGAAGATAAAATTCCCTTTGACTTGGATATGTTTAATACAATTACTGGCGGAGGCATTCCACGTAAGACGCTAAACATTATTCTCGCCGGCTGTGTTCATCCTGACACTCAAGTTCGAGTAAAGCTGCATAAGAAAGTTCATGCTTAGAACGTTTACGATCTGGTTTATAATTAGACGCTTTTCCCAATTTCCAACCTCGCAATAATAAGTCAAATATTTTATCGGACTCAACTCGAAATGTTTTTTCTCCGTTGTTTACATATTCCCTTCCGCCATCTTTCATTCCATATTTCCATCCATTATCCATCTTTTCGTTAATTTCGTTATACAGACAACGTGTTATGACATCATCTTTGTGGATCCATAATTTTCCGAGATGTGATTTTCCACCCAACTTTGCTCGTGTTGATCTACCTTCAGGAGTAGCCCAATATGTCCATGGGTTATTAGGCGAAATTATCGAAGCCTTTCCTCCAAGTGAAGCAAATTTTGAAAAATTTTCCGGATTATGAATACCAGTTTCTTTTTCTTTTGACATTTTACCATTTCGGCGTGAAATTTCTGCCTTTTTCTCTTTACTAAATGAAAACATTCCTATTTTATTTTCATAGCACCATTTACCAACAATACTCCTTTGTTCATACGTTAACTTTGCTCCTAACATCTGCATTGATCGCAAATCATTAACCATTCTATGCATTTTCCACAACAAAAAATGAGCAATTATATGTTGTCTAATGCTAAGATAAGTAAAATTGCTTTCGTCTTCTCCTCCACCAGCATGACGCGGAATAATATGATGTTTATGTATATTTGATCCTTTACAATAATGAATTTTATTATTTACATTTTCATTACAAAGTTTATAATAAATTTGAGAGTAAAATTTCATAAGACTATATACTGTTCCGGCTAATATTATATTTATAAAAACTTACATTTTATGACAGAAAAAGTTATTGCAATTAAAGAAATCGAAACACTTTTAAACGAAGGTTATTCAATAGAAGTGCATTCTCCAGATGGATATGTTCCTGTGTCAGCATTTATTGATAAAGGAATGTGGGATGAATATGTTTTATTGCTTAATAGCGGCAAAATTATTAGAGTTAATGAAAATCATTTATTTGAAACCATTGATGGTTGGAAATATGCTAAAGATTTAGTTCATACAAAACAAAAATATTTAACTGAAGACGGTTATCAAATTGGTATAGTTACAAAAACAGGAAATCAAATACCGATTGTAGATATTACTGTTGATCATGAAAATCATCGTTATTATACCGATGGAGTTTCTTCTCATAACACTGGTTGTGGCAAGAGTTTAGGCATGTGTCATATGGCTGCTGCTGCTCTTGCCCAAGGGCGAAATGTCTTGTATATTACTCTTGAAATGGCAGAAGAGCGTATTGCAGAACGTATCGATGCTAATTTGCTTGATATACGAATTGATAAAATCAAAGACCTGTCTCAACGCGAATTTCATTCTCGCGTAGAGGACATCTCTAAACGCACTCATGGAAAACTTATTGTGAAGGAATATCCAACTGCAGCGGCACATGTTGGTCACTTTAGAGCACTGCTGCTCGAATTAAAACTTAAAAAGAAGTTTGAACCCGATATCATATATGTAGATTATCTTAATATTTGTGCGTCTTCACGTGTTAAAGGATTAAGTGGTAGCATCAACACCTATAGTTTTATCAAGAGTATTGCTGAGGAGCTTCGTGGTCTTGCTGTAGAGTTTAATGTCCCAATCTGGAGTGCCACTCAGGTCACTCGCGGAGGATTTAATAATTCAGATGTAGAAATTACTGACACCTCAGAATCGTTTGGACTTCCCGCAACGGCCGATTTGATGCTTGCATTTATTCGAACTGAACAACTTGACAAAATGAATCAGATTATGGTTAAGCAACTCAAGAATCGTTATAATGATCCAACAAGCAATAAACGATTTACTATTGGAATTGATCTTTCCAAGATGAGACTATATGATATTTCAGATCCTATGGCAAATATTACCAATGATGGTGATAGTTCTCCAGTAGTAAGCACTCCATTTAATAGTCAACGAAAAAATAGAGACTATAGTAGCATAAACGTGTAATTATATAAATAATACATAAATTATTTTATAAATACACTATATGTCAAAACTAACCGAATTTAAACGTTACCTAACAGAGGCGCTCTCTACATCATCTGTAGAAAAAGCTGCATTCATTATTCAACGCTACCTTAAGAAAAAGACTGGTACTACATTTTTTAAATATCCTGGATTAGAAAAATACAAGAATTCTAATGGCACTGGTTTTGGACTACGTCTCTATACTACAAAGCGCAACCAAAGTATTCGTTTTAACTGGACTCAAAGCTCGCTTGCTGGTTTAAATAACTTGGCATCTATAGACTATTGGAATGGTAAGAGCCCAACTCCATTTCATATTGAATTTGACCAGAGCGTATCGCTTGTAAAGACACTTCCAATCGTTGCAGACATCATAAGTGCAGGCACTGTTGAACTTGGCAAGATTATGTCTATGCCTGACGAGGTGCCACTCTATGAAGGAGTGCTAAATGAAGCACGTAGCAGTCATGACTTTGAAGCTATTTTTGATGAGATTGCTGACTATCTTGTTGACCCAAACTTTGTAAAAAGTAAGATTTACAGCATGTACG